TGGTAACGCAAGCAGAGAATAAGGAAATTATAACCAGGTTACGGGACAACCCTGGCCACTTCTGGAAGCATGTGCTGGGGTGCCGACCCTATGACAAGCAGATGCAAATGGCCGAGGCGTTACGGGATAACCGGCGCGTGGCCGTTGTTGGTTGTAATGGATCGGGTAAGGATTGGATGTCAGCCCGGATAATGCTCTGGTGGCAGCTGACTCATTACCCAGCCATCACGGTGGTAATAGGGCCAACACATCGCCAGGTGTCGGATATCGTCTGGAAGGAAGCGCGGTCGGCTTACTACGAAGCCCACATTCCACTTGGGGGGTCTATGTTCAAGACTGCCAGATGGGAACTGGATGACCGCCATTATGCCCTGGGCTTTGCTACTGATAACGACTTAAACCTTCAAGGCTTCCATTCGCCCAACCTGCTGGTCATTGTCACCGAGGCCCACAACGTGGCCCAGGACCATATCGAAGCTGTGAAACGGTTGAACCCTGCCAGGATGTTATTGACCGGCAACGCATTTGCCACTGGTGGGGAATTCTTTGATGCTTTCCACGGGCTTGGGGATCTATACAAAACAATTGAAATCAGCGCGTTTGATACGCCCAACGTCAAGGCTGGGATGGACCTGATCCCCGGCATGGTAGGGGTGCAGCAGATCGAAGAACGCAAGAGGGAATGGGGCGAAGAATCGGCCCTGTATATCGCGTCAATCCTGGGCCGGTTTCCTGACAACCTTGAGGATGCCATTGTTCCCAGGACGTTGTTAATGCAAGCAGTAGAACGCCAGCTGGAACCAACCGGACCCGCAACCCTGGCCGTGGACGTTGCAAGATTCGGCGCAGATTCAACGGTTGTATATCGACGCCAGGGAAACGTCTGTCGATTGGTATGGCGTACCCAGGGAAGGGACACCCAGCAGGTAGCGGGAAAGCTCCAGGCATTGGCCGAGGATGACCCGGATGTTGACACCATCGTGGTGGATGATACGGGACTCGGTGGTGGTGTTACCGACCGACTACGTGAAGAACTTTCGGGATCCCGTGTCCAGATAGTGGCGTTCAACGGTGGGGCCAAGGCTCAACGGTCGGACCGATACGTCAACGCAATAGCTGAAGCCTGGATGGAGTTGGGGCAGGTTTTTCGCGATGGGCAAATCGACCTTGACGATAACCAGGCAGTTGTGGCCCAGCTATCAAGCCGTCGGTATACCCTGCAAGGTGATCGGCGAATCAAGCTGGAATCAAAAGAAGATTATAAGAAGCGTTCAACGGGTGGCAGCCCTGACGATGCTGATGCGCTGGCTATGTGCTACGTGCCAACACCGGGGCGGGGATTGTGGTGATGACCAAGGCGCTACGGTGCAGCAACTGCAATAAGCTCCTGGCAGAACAAGCCGCGAAGGGGACGGTTATTGTGTGTTACAGGTGCAAGACCAGGAATGAAGCGGAATAATGACGCCATATTATGATGATGGACAGATAACCATTTATCACGGTGATTGTAGAGATATTTTACCCTCACTGGATAAGGTTGATTTGGTGCTGACTGATCCACCGTATAACCTAGGTCTCTTCATGCAAAAAAGAGATACAAACCTCGGCGCTATGAGAGATAACCACTTTGCTGTAAGTGGCTGGGACCACGTCGAGCAGGATGAATGGGAGAAGAATATGCATGAACTGTTTGAAGAGTCGGCCCGTGTGATAAAAAAAGGCGGCTCAATGGTTGTCTGCATGTCAATTATACGTGTAGAAACCCTGATACGACTGGCCCAAGCACATGGATTCTACTATAAAACAACCGGTATTTGGCATAAGACAAATCCTATGCCAAGAAATATGAATCTCCACTTCATAAATTCGACAGAGGCTTGGGTCTATTTTGTTCACGGATCTAAAACTGGAAAATACAATAACAAGGGCAAGGCAATTCACGACTACATCCAAACTTCTACTATTGGGGCAAAAGAAAAAAAGCACGGCAAGCATCCAACTCAAAAGCCAGTTGCCTTAATGGAGTTTTTTATTGACATTCTATCTGATAAAGATGACCTTATTCTCGACCCATTCATGGGCAGCGGAACCACGCTACGAGCGGCGAAGGACTTGGGGCGCAGGGTCATCGGCATTGAGATTGAAGAACGATACTGCGAAATTGCCGTCAAGCGATTAGCGCAGGAAGTTTTATTTTAGGAACGAAGCGGAATAATGACGCACTTCTGGACTAATAACATCAGCACGTTATACCAGGCAGACGCCCGCCATTTGCCGCTGGCTGATGCTTCGGTTCATTGTGTAGTTACCAGCCCGCCGTATTATGCGCTTCGGTCCTATGGGGACAACGCGGCGATTATAGGAAATGAGCAAAGCCCCGAGGATTATGTCAATCAGCTGGTCATGGTGTTTGCTGAGATCTACCGAGTGCTTAGACCGGACGGGATAGCGTGGCTTAATTTAGGTGATAGTTACGGCGGCACCGGCCAGCAACTTGGGATCCCCTGGCGTGTAGCTTTTGCCCTACAGGACAACGGCTGGACACTCAGGTCGGATGTCATATGGGCAAAGAAATCCTGCATGCCAGAATCAATGGCTGGCACTAGGTATCAAGACGGTGTATTACGACAAGGGTCGTGGCGTTCCACCAGTAGCCATGAACACATATTCCAGTTAACCAAAGGCATGAACTATTACAGTGATGGAGAAGCGGTCAAGACGGCCTTTGCCGACGCGCGACATGGGGCGTCCGGCGTAAAAAACCTTGCATACTCAGATGGAAGTGGTCGCAATGGCGATAGTGGGCTGACAGAGTTTAGAGGCGATACCGGAGCCAACCGCCGTGACGTATGGCGTGACATATCACCGGAACCCTACGCTGGCGAACATTTTGCCACGTTCCCACCAGACCTTCCACGTTTATGCATACAAGCTTCCACCAGTGAAGCTGGCGTCTGCGGTTCATGTGGCAACCAGTGGGCTAGGGTAGTGGAACATACCAACGCAACGGCAACGAGTCAGATTTCAGGATATATGGACAAGTCTGGACGCTTTGACAGTAACGGCAACAGCGGTTTTCTAGGCTCAAGTAACCTCACGCTGGCATGGAAGTCAACTTGCGACTGCAATGCTGACAAGATACCAGCGACAGTATTAGACCCATTCGCTGGCACTGGCACGACATTACTGGCGGCCCAACGGCTGGGCCGTTCTGGTGTCGGGGTGGATTTGAGTGAGGATTATCTGAACCAGGCAGTCAAGCGACTGAGCAAGGAAACGCTGCCGATGATGTTGGTGTAATGAATAACACGGCACGACAACGCGCCCGGTATTGGGCCATCAAGTCGGCGATGGCCATGCCTGGGGTAATGTTTGAGATCCGCTCGGGCGATAGCTGGTGCCGGTACACCTTCATTGATGGGCTGATGCATACCAGCAGCCAATGGCGGGGAAAGCTGGAGCCATATAAACCGTGGAATATTGACAATTAAAATCCCCCATGCTTTAATCCGGGGAAGTGACCTTTGCGGAATGTGTCCAGGGCAACCGCCCGAATCCGTGGAGGTCTTTTATTTTGGGTTTATTGGATCGGTTCAGAACCAAGCAACCGGCGAATACCGAAGTAGCTGCCACGGTTCCCATGCACATGGGGGCGGGTCAAGCTGCATATCCCAATACTTCCTATTTAAACCTTGCATCCGAAGGCTACGCCAAGAATCCCATTGTCCACGCTTGTATCCGCGAACTGGCCAATGGTGCAGCTGCGGCAACTTACTATGTACAAGCCCCGTCCAGCGATGGGGGAACCGTACGGGTTGACCGTGGGGATTTATACAACCTGATAACCAGGCCCAACCGCCGCCAGGATTGGAACGCTTTTATCAAGCTATTGGTGACTTATTTGCAAGTTGCGGGTAATGCCTACGTGCTGAAAGAACGCAGCCGAGGCAACCAGGTCATGGCCATGTATCTGCTGCGCCCGGATCGAATCCGGATTATTGCAGGGGATTACGGCGCCGATGGTTTCGTTTATACCGTGGACGGTAAAGACCACTATATCGACCCAGCTGATATGTGCCATATGGCGCTGCCAAACCCATCGGGTGACGTGTATGGTTTATCACCCTTGCAGGTATTGGCGCGGATTGTAAACCTTGATTTATCCCTGACCGATTTTGCCAAGAACTTTTTCCAGAACGCGGGGGTTCCTTCTGGTTTATTGAAACTTAAAAGACGCATCACCAGCAGCGAGGAAGCTGCCGCCGTTCGGAATTCGTGGCGCAGTAAGTTCGGGGGGCCAAACAACCAGCACAACGTGGCCATCCTGGACGATGACGCCGAATACCAGACATTATCGTCAGC